TTGTCGATAATGAGTTTGTATTTACCACCAGAAAAAATCAAAAAGCCACGACAAGCGGTGAGCAGTTTTTTGAGTACATCCATCGAGCCTTGCGAGGTATCAACCACACCATTGCAGGTATATCGGGTTTTACTCACGCCACCAATGGTCACGCTTTCTTCACAGTAATTGGCCGCTGCATTAAACGATGTATCATCAATCAGCGAGGTTTCAATGCCTCTGCCATATCTTGTATTGGTCAAATAATCACGAATACACAATACTGGGTTATCACTCCACGCCGTAGTTGCCGTGCGCGCATCGTAAACCTTTGTGCCTTTAAGATCGGCAGTAATTGTTGGCAAACCAGAAGCATAGACATCTTGATCGTATTTCATTTTAATGTAGAGATAGGCCGTGCCTTTGAGTTGGTGATTTGAAGTCCATCCGCTGACACTTGTCACCAAGTTTGAATCCGCCGCTTGCGTGGTTGATCCGGTGTGCTTATAAACATCCAAAAAACCGCTAAACTTAGCATCGGTGGATAGCACGTCATTCAGATAAACATTTTCAAATGAATTAATCTCACCCTCACTCATGGCCAATACCATGTGCAGGTATTCGTTATCTGTGCCGGTGATCTCTAATAAAACTCTTGTGCCGCCAATTTTGCGCTGACCATAGATTACTGGGATTGGTGCATCGTTGGCTGATTTGTTAATGAGCATACCCGAAGCAGCAGAATTATCGCCAAAATCCGGCGATTCTGGTTTCTCAGCTAATAAGCCAGACACCCCTGCACCAATCAATGATCCGGCTAATTTACCGAATGCAACACCTAAAAACTTTTGCGCGAAAAACCCACCAACGCTTTTGGTTAAATATGATCCGGCAATCTCACCGGCAATGAACCCGACTACTGCGCCCATAGATCCCACCGATAAACATCACCCTCGACCATTGGCATTTGAGTGGTGATCGAACCCTCAATCACTGATACGACTTTTGAGCCGGTGCAAATATGCGCCCGATCAAACACTTGGTCTTTAACCAAAATCAGATCACCGGTTTGAGCGTGATTGTCTTTGATTTTTTTAAGCGGTAAATAATCTCTCAATGTACCAATTTTTTTGGCAAATTTTAGCGCACCACGTTTGGTGGAATATTTACCCACCACATCGGCGGCATAATCTGTACCTTGGAAATGATCCACCATTTTTAAAATAAAGGTGTTGCAGTCGTTCTGACCCCAGATAAATGGCTTGCCCATTTGTGACTCAATGTAATTGTGAAAGATGATCTCAGTCATTCGGCTTACCCCAAATTACATCTTTAACAATTTCACTCGCAAATTCAAAGCCTTTATCGCCCGAAAAATGGATTTGTGTTTCTTCATGGTTGGTGTGTCTGCCGGTGGTGCGACTAAAATCCACCCAAGCATTGGTGGCACTCACCGATACACTTGATTGACCGCCGTTTGGATCTTCACTAATGGCTGGTGAATCCATACGCCCCTCAAAGATTAACACTGGATCAACAATCAGTGCCTGCGCTGAGTCTAAAAAAGCGGTGTAGATTTTTACCGTGCGATCAATGTATTGTTTATTTAAAACCTTACTGACCCACACTTGATCAACACCCGACAATGAGATTGTCATTGATGACACCATCACCTCGGCGGCTTCTTCAATATCTGAAAAACCCATAAAATGACCAACGGCTTGATAAGTATTTGAATCGTAAACGATGTCTTTATATCCATCATTCATATAAACCACTTCATCGTCAAAATGCACCGACAACAAATGCACCGGCTGATTTTGAAGTTTGGCAACCTCAGTTTGAAAGGCTGTGGTTGATCCGCGATCTGCCACTAAACTACCTCAACCAGTTTGATTTGATACGCCACAAAGCCACCGGTTGATACGCTCATCTCTTGCGTGTCTGTGGTGAATGCCATGGTGAATGGCACATCGTTATAAGTGATCACCTCATTATCTGCCACACTTTCTAACAGTGCCGGCTCGATAGCGAGTGACGTTGCGCCGTCTGCGGTGATGGTATAAACCTTGTCATGACCGGCAAATTTAATAAAATCACCGGCTTTTAAAGTGCCAGTCAATCCATCGGTTGCAATGGTGGATGATCCTGCTGCATAACCACCGGCATTATTCACCAACAACGTGCCAGTGGCCGTGCCAGAAGTGTCCTTATAAATCGGTGGTTGATAAGTGAATGTGCCATATTGGCCTTGCTGTTTATTCGCAAAAGCCCAGATTGGTGCAAACTGCGCACGCGTGAGGGATGGATAATTAATATCCATCAACCATCTTTGACCACCACGCGATCGTGCTTGACGTTTTAGGCTATGGGTGACACTGGTAAGCGTTGGCGCAATACCCGTAATACTGATTGAATTTGCCACCGGTGTTGTTGGATATGCGCCACTCATATTGCCACCGTCCTGCCGTTACGATTAAAGGCTTGTCTGATCACACCGACAATGGTTGGTGCATTTTCAGCAATCACCATTTGCGCGGTGCGTGGATCAAGCGCATTGACTTGTGGTGAATAATTAACAATAACAGTTTGTCCACCACCGAGTTGATCGTTGGGAATAATCGTGCCTGCGGTGTCTGGCACAAATAACTCTGCACCGCGCTCACCCACGATTGATGGCTTGCCTTTTGGTGGCCGTCCACCACCTGCAAAGAAGCCACCAAAATCAATATTTTTAACAAAATTATCAATCACAGTGTCAACCGGAGACCACATTTTCTTTTGTAGTTTACTAACAATACCACCGCCAATATTTTTTAGCGCACCTTTTAAACTGGTTGTGCCTTTGACCATGCCTTGAATCGAGCTGCTAACACTTGACCCCATATCTTTAAATGAGTCATTCACCGCATCGGCCGCATCACGTGCCGGATCACCCATCACGGTTGGTAGTTTATTCATAGTGAGGGCGATTTTATCCACCATGTCTGGAATGATCGAATGCCCCACCGCCTCATCTTCACCTTTTTTAAAAGCATTGAGCATACGATCAATGGCTTTTTCTGCCGGATCACCGATAAAATCGGGCAATTTTTCAGCGACTTTTTTAATACCTTTCATAAGTTGGATGATTGGCTTCATTAATGCATCTTTAACGCCCGTCATCACTCGATTAGCAAGTTCACTCAAACCATTCCAAATGGCTTTCACGCCCTCAATCGCCACACCCAATCCTTTAAATGCTAATGTAACAGCGGTGACCGCTAATTTGATTGTCACCCCTAATAATTGACCAATAGCAGTCCAAAACGCTTTCATGCTTTCCGCTTGTCCGGCACTCTCAGCGCCAAAAATCGATGCCATTAAATCATCCCAAGCTGTACCCAACTCACCCCACGCTTGTTTGATCGGCTCTAAATATTGCGAAAAACCACCAAAAATATCGGTAATAATTTTCCATGCGACTGCGAGTTTTTCTTGGATCACTGCTGCAAATGCAGCAATGTCTGATCCGAGTCCACTCATTGCACCACCCGTGCCACTGATCTTTGCCATAAAGGCGGTGAGTTTGTCGGTCATTTTGGTTGCCCATTCGAGCAAACCACTATTGGCCACCGCCAGTTGCAAACCCTCAAAGGCTGATTTGAGTTTCTTGATCGAGCCATTCAAACCTTTCATTTGAGTATCGGCCATGGTTTTAGCTGTACCGCCGGCATCTTGCAGTTTGGTCTTGAGTTCTTTGATCGCACCCACACCTTGTTTGGTGGATGCCAATAAAGCCGGGCCAGCTCGCTCACCAAATATTCGGGTAAACTCTGATGCCCCTGCACCGGCTTTTTCAAGATCAGCAAGAATATCAATAAAATTACGCATTGATCCATCTGAATTACTAACGCTCACACCCATGCCATCGAGTGCGGCGCTCACTTGTTTGGTTGGGTTTAATAGCTTGGTAATTCCGGCCTTGACCGCTGTGCCGGCCATCGTTCCCTTGATACCGGCATCCGCCATCTTACCCATGATTGCAGTCATTCCCTCAAGTGAGAGATTGGCCGCATCGGCCATTGGTGCCGCCATCTTCATCGCCTCACCAAGTTCCAACACATTAAGGTTGGCACTGGCGGTGGCTTTCGCCATCACATCGGCAAGTTGCCCAGTTTTGCTTGCCTCCATACCCAAACCGGATAAGATATTTGATGCAATATCCGCCGTGGTTGCAAGATCGGTACTCGATGCTGCTGCCAAATCCAAAATACCAGGCATGGCCGCCATGGTTTTTTGCGCATCAAAGCCTGCCATCGATAAGAAACCCATCGCATCGGCTGCCTCGGATGCACTAAATTGTGTGGTGCGGCCGAGTTCCTTAGCTTGGTTTTCTAACGCTTTTAAGGTTTCACCGGTTGATCCACTGATCGCCGACACTTTATTCATTGCCGACTCAAAATCACCGGCAGTCTTTAAAGAGAAGCCCGCAAACGCACCCATCGGCGCAA